CAGCTGTTATTAGTTTATTAATAGCTTATGGAACTAGTGTTGTTCAAGCAGTATTAAAAGATATTCCTTTAGACCAAATTATAGAACTTGTAAAAGGAAAATGTCCTAGTCAAGCTAAATTAAGAGAGTTAATTAATAAACGTAATAAATTAGTTGTTCAATTAAATAATAATTATGAGACTATAACAACTATGGCTACATATACTGGAATTTTATCTTTAGTTTTACAAGGACTAAAAATAGGTGTCCAAGCAGTTAAAGCAATCCCTGCTCCTGCCCCAGCTGGTGTAGCTGCTTATCTTATTGAAAGTGAAAAACAAATTAATAATATTAGTAAAAGTGTTAATATTATTACAATAACAGCCGCTTCATTTGGTATATTTTTTGGTATAATTATAAAACTTTTAAATATGTTAGATATTTTATTACAAGTTTGTTCTGAAGATACTGGAATTCCTTATGAACAAATAAATGATGAGATTAATGTTTTAAGTAATCCTACAATAGAAAACCAAAATGATAACACTTATAAAGGATTTAATCTAGTGGTAAAAATTGATGAAACTAATAAAAGTCAATATATAAGAAGATACGCCTCAGCTGAAAACAAACAGGGAGTTTCTATTCTAAAAACAGATTCATCATTCGCCTCAGACCCAACAGTACTAATAAACCAATTAAAATTCATAATAGATTCAAATCCTAGTATAACAGCTGATTAATTAAATATTTATAATAGATATGAAAACAGATGCTTTAAAAAAATTAATAAAAGAAGCAGTACGTGAAGCAATTCAAGATGAGTTAAAAGATATTCTTCTTGAAGCAGTACGTGCTCCTAAAACAGTAGTACAAGAATCATACAGCACTCCTTCTACCCCATTTTTAAACCAACCAGTAATGGTACATGGAGCAGGAACAACATCAACTGTAAATCATGATCTTAAACGTAGTTTAAGAGGTATGATTGGAGGCGAATTTGACGCTACTATTACCGCTAACTCATCACATGTTCAACCAACATATACTCCTCCTCCTGTAAATACAGCAGGTGAAGGTTCAAGTTTACCTGGTGGTGAAGTAAGTTTAGATCAAATAATGGGATTAATGGGATAATGGCATACAGAGTACCAAATATAAACCCAGTAGATGTTGGCGGAAGAGTAGCTATAGGAGTATCTATACCTTTCAATAACGCCGCTATATTTAATCAAACATACTCTACTACCACTCAAGTTAGATCAAATATTATTAATTATGTTTTAACTAGAAAAGGTGAAAGAGTATTAAACCCCGATTTTGGATTAGGTCTTGAGCAATACTTATTTGATGATATTAATAGTACAGTATTAAGTTCTATCCAAAATTTAATAACTAATGACTTAACAGATTTATTTCCAACTATAACATTACAAAGTGTAACAGCTACCCCAGACTATGATAATAATGCTATTGATATAGAAATTAAATATTATACAATTGAAGGTAACACTGACAGAATAAATGTATCTATATAAACATGGCCACCGAAAATAGAAATATAACTTATTTAAATAAAGATTTTAATCAATTTAGAACATCACTTTTTGATTACGCTCAAACTTATTTCCCAACATCATACACAGATTTCTCCCCATCCTCACCAGGGACTATGTTTATAGAGATGGCAGCGTATGTAGGAGATGTTATGTCTTTCTATTTAGATAACCAAATACAAGAGAATTTTATTCAATATGTAAGACAACAAAATAACATATATGCTTTAGCTTATATGTTAGGTTATAAACCTAAAGTTGTATCTGTATCAACTACTGATATTGATCTATATCAAAAAGTTCCATCTGTTGGTAACCAACCAGATTTTAATTATGCTTTAAATATAGCTGAAAATTTATCAATTCAATCTCCAACTAATGTAGCTTCAAAATTCTTAATTCAAGACCCAATTGATTTTACTTACTCTAGCTCAGCTGACCCTACAGAAATAACATTATATGATGCCAACTATTATCTATTAAAGAAAACTAGAAAAGCAATCTCAGCTGAAATCAAATCAACTACATTTACTTTTACAAATCCACAACGATTCCAAACTGTTGATATAAATGATTCTAATATTATAGGAATATTAGATATAACAGATAGTGATGGGAATAAATGGTATGAAGTACCTTACTTAGCTCAAGAAATGGTTTTTGATAATATCAAAAATACTAATATAAATAATCCTAATTTTTCTACAGATGCTGGTGATACTCCATATCTATTACAACTTAAAAAAGTTCAAAGAAGATTTGTCACTAGAGTAATAAATCCTACATTATTACAAATACAATTTGGAGCAGGAACTAACACTCAAAATAATGATGAAGAAGTTACCCCTAACCCAGATAATGTTGGTTTAGGACTACCATATAAACAGTCAAAATTAACAACAGCATTTTCTCCAACAAATTTCTTATTTACAGATACTTATGGTATAGCTCCATATAATACAACTTTAACTGTAAGATATTTAACTGGAGGTGGGTTACAATCAAATGTAGCAGCGGGTGCTTTAACTGTTATAAACAATCCTAGTTTAATTAAATTCCAAAATGCAGGACTAGATCCTACATTATCTAACGCTGTATTTAATAGTATAGCTGTACTAAATCCATTTTCCTCAGACGGGGGAGGAGCAGGTGATTCAGATGATGATATAAGAATAAAATCTTTAAGCACATTTACAACTCAACAACGAACAGTAACTTTAGATGACTATATGGTTAGAGCTATGTCATTACCTTCTAATTATGGTAATATAGCTAAAGTATATGTTGAATCAGAAAAATTATCAAATTTACTACCTGGAGAAACTCCATCAATATTAAATTTATATGTTTTATCATATGATGCTGATAAAAAATTAAGAACAGCATCTCCTGCTTTAAAACAAAATTTATCTACATATTTATCTCAATATAGAATGATGAATGACTCTATTAAAATAAAAGATGCTTTTATTATTAATATTGGTGTTGATTTTGAAATTGTTGTTTTACCTAATTATAATAATAATTTAGTTATAGCTAATTGTATATCTAAATTAAAAGAATACTTTAATATTGATAATTGGCAAATAAATGAACCTATCTTATTAAGAGATTTATATATCATGTTAGATAATATAGATGGAGTTCAAAGTGTTAAAACAGTTAATATAACAAATAAATACGGTTCATTATTAGGATATTCTAATTACTCATATGATATTACAGGTGCTACCCAAAGTAATGTTGTTTATCCAAGTTTAGATCCTATGATGTTTGAGGTTAAATATCCCGATAGTGATATTAAAGGTAGAGTTGTATCTTTCTAATAAATTATATTTATAATAAATGGCAGTATATAAAATATTCCCCTCAAAAGATGCAACTATCTATTCTAGATACCCAAATAAAAATACTGGGTTAGATGAGATATTATCTGTAAGTATTGAAGACGCCCAAGATAGTGGTAACACACAAGCTAATAGAGCATTACTACAATTCTCAGATACTGAGATATCAGATGTTATTAATAATAGAATTAATGGGTCTACTTGGAGTGCTTCTTTAAAACTATATGCTTCTGTTATTAATGGATTAAACTCAGATATTACATTAGAAATATACCCAATATCTGGTTCATGGAATATGGGTACAGGAAAATACGCTTATTCTCCTGAATATACTAATGGAGTAAGTTGGTATTCTAGATCATCATCAGGTAGTGGCGATTGGATGACATCTGGATACCCAACAGGAGTTACAGGATCATATGGGTCTACCTCAGGTGGAGGAAATTGGTACTATAATTATTTTATATCAGAATCTTTTTCATATTATGATAATAAAGATATTAATGTAGATGTTACATCTATTGTAGATGATTGGTTTAATAAAACTATATCTAATGATGGATTTATTATTAAACAAACTGTAGAATTTGTAGATAGTTTACAATATAATAATACTATGGAGTATTTCTCTAGAGATACTCACACTATAT